AATTGCTACATAAGATTTCCAGTATTCCATTCCGTCTATTCCACTATCAGTGTGGGCTGTAAGTTCTGCCCAAGTTCCATTCCTTTTAAAAACATAATTACCTACTTCTTTTGTATAACCCCAAATATTTCCTGTACTATCTTTAACCATTTTTTCCATTAAATCATCTACTGTTGCTCCACCCTCTGAAGTTAAAGCCCTATGAGGGTAAGCTACACCAGGCTTATCTGTTATATTCAAATTACGTATCTCCTCAAATCCAAGATATGAGGAAGGGGCAATTCCTTTTTGTGGGTTGTTGACGATTATTGGTTTAAGTTCTGCCATATTATCTAAAATTTATTGGTTGCATAGTCATTCCATTCCATTCATCTTTATTTCTCATACCAAAGAACTTCTTAATAGCTTTCTCATCTGCTTGTAATAGTTGAGCTATATTACCCATTTGTGGTAGTTTCTTTTCAACTAAAAAAGGCAGACTTGCATGTCTGGCTAAATAAGTATGATGAATTGATGGAATACCAGGGCTACCTGAAACTTTTAAGAATTTATGATTACCTGAACCAGCTGATGATGTATTAACTGCCGTACCTCCGATTGTAAGTGAAACCTGAAAGGTATCTGTCGCTTTATTAATAACATAGTAGACAACTGTATCTGCTGTAAGTCCTGTTGGTAAAGCTCCATCTGTTTCAGGGATAACTGCATCTCCATTAGAAAGTCCATGAGCTACTGCTGTTACCACACCAGGAGAAGCGTTAGAGATTGTACAACTAACAAAAGTATATTGTGAAGCTGGTCGGTCAAAGTATATTTTAAGCCCATCAGTCTTATCATAATTAGGAGCTGGTTTTATGTCTATATACTTGCCTATTTTAAGATAAACTTGTGGGATTCCATTATCACTATAATATTCATCATAAGCTTCGCCTATATTACTTAACTTTTCAGGATATATTATAAAAACATTTCCATCATTATCAGTTACCTCTACTCTTAAAAAATTAAGAAGCTCTGATGTAAGGTCATCAAGAGCATAACGAGAAGTACCATCAACAAGATTAATAATTTCAATAGGAGCGTCTGATTTATTAGAGTCTTCAAACTCATAATTACCTAAAGCAAAGTAATCATAAATACCTTGATTAACTCTAACTACTCTGTCGTAATTAGGATAATTAGCAATATTCGCACCTGTAATGCGAGTAATCTCTTCTGATATTCCGTTACGTTCTATTGGATTTGAAAAATTCATATATTTTTTTTAAAATATTTTCGTACCTATGTGACCTACTTCAATCTTTGGGTCACACCATACTCTAAAACCTGCTTTCCTTACTTGCTTACAAAACACCCAGTCCTCTCCTTGTATGGTATAACCTGTTTCGTGACTTTCAAAAGCAAACCAAGGTTTATCTATTAATTGAAGTATCTTTGTATTTATAAGCATTACTCCAGTACCTACTGCTTCACATTTAAATATTTCCTTTGGTAAATCTGGATTATCAATGTGTGTCTTATCTAAAGGTAAATATGTGTCCTTTTTATCATTTCTAGGCTTATAAGCTACTCCTACTACATCTTTCTTATGAGCGAGTAAGCGTTCAAGTGTATCTGGTGGGAATATCATATCGTCATCTACCATTAAGATATAATCACAATTCTCTTTAATAGCTTGAATAGCCATAAAGTTTCGGTTCTCTGCTATGTGATAGCCTTGTGTAGCGATTATAATTTCTTTCTCACAAGGTACATTTAACTCTAACAAAGATTTTACTGTCTCTGGTCTAAATCCTCTATTTGATAGTGAACTAATTGCTATTTTCATAGTTTTAAAATTCTAGGTCACCCAAATGCTTTATCCCAAGTGAGGGATCACACCATACCTTAATTCCTAACTTCTGGGCTTGTAAATAAAATCCACTATCTTCTGTAACGACACGATTGCCTTCTCCGTCTTGTTCCATTTTAAAATAAGGCTTCTTTAACTTGTCAAACACTGACATTTTAACGAGTAACATTCCACCACCTGTTGCACCTACTTCAAAGATTTTATTAGGTATCTTATCAATCTTCGCTTCCTCTATCTTAGCAGTCCAATCTCCATCTTCTTTTAAGAATTTAACCATTGGCTCTATTGGTAGATAACGGTAATTATACATAGCCCCTATAATATATTTATCATACGATAATAATTTCGTTACTACATTAGGGTCAAACTTCATATCGTGGTCTACAAAAAAGATGTGTGAGCAAAGACAATTCTGAGCTACCTCTACTTCCTTTGCCTTATTCTCTGCTATATAACCTCCAAAACGGAAGATAGGTAGAAAATCTATACTCTTATTCAGTCTTATTGTCTCAATGATTGATAGAGCTGTTTTTGTTTTTAGTGTTCCTTGAGTGGAACAAGCTATTGCTATTTTTATCATATTATCTTCACGCCATACTTGGATTAATCGGCGTGAACTGATTATCCAAGTAGGAATAATAATTAAATTATTTAGTTAACATTTATGTCATATACTAACGTAACCAAACCTGTTGGTGTGTTGATACCATAATCAACTCTTGAAACTACTCCGATACCAGATACTGGACCGTAAGTAGTAACGCCTGAAGCAGGGTCATCATTTACTTGAACCTTACCAAAGGTTGTGCTTAATAAGCCTAATTGCATTATTTTCTTAACACCACCCATTAAATGTTCAGCAGTGTGTCCGTTAGAAATATAATGGTCTATTCCGAAGAAGTGATAACCATTTTTAATTCCATTCTTTAATGCTTTATCAGCTAACACAAAACCATTAGCTTGTGCGAAAGCTTCAAGTTTTTCCATATCAGAATATCGCCATACGATAAATAGACCATTGCGGTTTGCAATAGCCTGTCCGTTGGCTTCACCAATTACACGTTTAAGACCACGCATGATGTCATCAATATTTGTGGTAGAAACAGTAATCTTGTCAGTTGCTCCAGATGTGATTTCTCCACCAGAAAGACCTAAGTCAGTCCAGCCAGCATATCCACCTAAAACAACAGCTTCTAATGCTTCGTTAATTAAAGAACCTTGTCTTTCTGCAATTTCCATTTGAGATGCTAACTTCATTTGTGATAAATCAGCTCTGTCAATGAAAACTGGTACGATTTGTTGCTGATTAATAAGCAACTGGTCATTTGTAAGGGTAAATTCTGAGAAACCATATGAACAACCACGAGTTCCTGCTTGAGCAGAAAACTCTGTTGACATATAAGGACTATTAATTCCGTAAATTTCTGAAAGAATAACCTTACAAACTTCCTTGTAAATAATCGGCTCGTCTAAACGCTCTTGTAACTTTGTTTCCCATTCTTGTGGGTAAACGCCAGTTATATTCGGATTTGAACCAGCCGTAGTATAAGTATTTGGGATTGCGATATAATCATTTTTAATAGTTTATACCAACAACTTGAGTATGTAATATTGGAGTTATCTTTTCATTCCTCTTCCACAATAATTATCTGTTAATTTATGGCATTCTTCACAAAGAGTAATACCATTATTAATTTCAAAATAACACACTCAAATTGTTTAAAGAACAAACTACTAAAGTCAATTAGTAAATAATTGACAAGATTAATTAAAACATTTTATTGCTACTTTCTTCTTTAATTTTAGCATTTAAGACATCTCTCTTTAAATCTTTAGGAACTTCATCAAAAGGTTTGTCAGCCCAATAATCAACAGCTTTGTTATTAGTACCTACTGAACGCTTATTGTTAGTTGGGATAGCATTTTTAATCCTTTTGGCTTCCTTTAAGTCTTTAAGGTCATTTTTAAAATGTTTGTTACTGATTAAATCATCTAAAGATTTACCACTAGATACATAATCATCAACTAAATCCATTTCTTTTTCATTTCCTAAATCCACTCCTAAGATTTTATTTATAAAAGTCTTTTGTCCGTAATCAATCTCGTCTTTTTTGCCGTCTGGCTTCTTCTTAACGACTGGTTTGAATGTTTTAGAGTCTATCAAGCCTGCATCTACAAGCTGATCTCTATATTCTGCTTTCTTATCAATCGCTTTTGAAAGTTCTTTTTGTTGTTCAGCTGATGAAGAAAAATGTTTATCGGCTATGCTATCTATTAAATCACCTTGAGTTTCAGCATCTAATCCGTAATCTTCAGTAACTGTTGCCTTAACCTCATCTAAGGTAGGCTGTTTGACATCTGTCATATTTTCACGCTATTAATAAAACTTCTGCTTTATTAACAACAATTATTAAATTAATATCCTATTCCATAGTAACCACCAACGTCTCCGCCAGCGTCTTCTCTGTAAAATTCAACTACAGTGAAGTCATCTGGATAAACTAATGCTGTTGATGTAGCTGCCTGTAAATCCCAACCAGCTCCTGCTGCTAAAGTAAATGTAGCTCCTGCAGTAGTTGTAGAATTTCTAATATAAATTCTTCGCATGTCCCCTTGTTCTGGAACTATACCCCACATTGTAGAGGTAGCTGGAAGCGTCAATGTTATGCCAGTTACATTAGGAGTGAATTCAATTATATTTTCTTCATCAAAGTCAGATGCTAATAATGTTGCAGAGGTATCGTCTGTAGAGGTAGCTCTTGTCTTACCACCTTGAGAAAATGCTCCATGAACAAATAATTCACCATAAATATCTGGACCAGGAAAAGCACCTAAATCTTGCATTTGTTCTACTGATGTAGCTTCAATTTTATCTCCAGTCCAATCACCTTCTATTACTACACTTCCTGTACCACTAAAAGCATAAACTCCTAATGATAAGGCGAATACTCCAATTATCCCAATAGCTATTCTGTGGGACAATAATTTAATTTTAAGTTTTTTTATTGTAGTTTTCATATTATTTCTTTCCTTTCTTTTTATCTCCTTTTGACGACCTTTTTTTATTCTCATCTACCTTTGGTTCAGGAGCAACCTTTGGTTTCTTGCCATAAATTTTATCTTTCAAAGATTTCATTTTTGGAATCATACAATTAAATTAGTTAATTATTTGGATTATGTTTTGTCTTAATTTGTGCCCATAAAGTAACTCCATTACCAGCTCTTGATTGAAAAGCTAAACATTCAGCATTTAATTCTTCTAAGATAATCTGTCTAGCAGTTCCAGCTACTAATTCAGACCAAGGTATTGTTGTTGTCCCTGTTCCTAAAGAAGTAATAGCGGTTGCATTTCTAATGTAATTTCCAGCATCAAACCAATTTATTTGGTCAGTTGTAACTACATCAGCAAAGATAGTTGAGGTTGTAGCTGTATCACAGTAAGTATCACTTGATGCTAAAATACTAAAATTAGCAAAGTTATCAGGTGTTGTTGAAGAATTTTTAGCTAAAATAGTGATAACAGCTTCGTCAGCCCAAGTACCTATTCTTATTATGTCGGTACTTGTTGCTGTATCATCATATAATCTTCCAGTAGTAGAAGTACCTGTTTTAGTACCAATTAAATCAACTGGAAAACTTGATAATACAGGGTCAGCTCCTAGATTAACTTGTTGCTCTACTAAAAAGACTTCTCCATTATCTGTTTGATAGACTGCTTCGCCTCCAGGATTTACCCTTTCAGCTCTTTGTTGAGCATAGATTGCTCCACCTACAATTAGTAATGCTATTAAGCTAACTAATATAGGTTTAAAATGTTTTTTCATATTTTTATATTAATTATTAACTACCAGGATTAGGTTCTTCCTTTTCAGGTTCTACCTCTTTTACATTTAATTTTTCCATCTCTGTAAAAGCTAACTCTAAAGCCCGAGTTCCTTCTACAATCGCTCTTACCTTTTCACCTATTTCTTCATTGTTTATTTTAAGGTCTTGACCTGTTGAGTTCATCATAATTCCATACACCCAATTCTTACGAGGATTTGATGGCTCATCTTTATTAATAACTCCAGCTCCATAGATGTCATTAAGTAAAAACTTCTTAACTGCTTCTACAAGATAAGGATTAGAGATAAACTCTTTTAATGCTTCTTCTTCTTTTACATTTAAAATTTCCATATTATTGTGTTAATTGATTAATAGGTAATTCTTGTGTTGATTGTACTGGTTGTTGTAGCTCCTCTTGTGGTAGTGTTGGCTGTGTGAATCCGGAGAAGTCTACTGGACTAAGACCTGATCCTTCAATAATCTGATTGAAGAGTTTAGCCATAGGAGGATTGCTTAAAATACTCTCACCTGTTTGAGGATTGACTGACTGAATGACTTGTTTAAAGACGTTAACCAATTTATCTGTATAAGCTCCCATATCCTTTTGCTTGTTACTGATATTTACCTTAACTGCTAGTGGGACTTTCTTAAACTCGTCTTTTAAGATTTCAATGAATTTCTTATTATCCTTCATGAACTCATCTTTGAATAACTGTTTAAATCCTTCCATTTCTTCAGGCTCTACTATATTTCCACCTAAAATCTTCTCTTTAATCTTGTCATTGGTTGCTTTAATAGCCATACTCTCAGCTATTCGTTGCATATCATCTAACTCAATCGTTGATAAGAACTTAATACCCTTAGTAATTTCTTTCATCATGTAAGGAATAAACCAATCACGATACATTTCTTCAATAAACTTAGCATGTTTACCTATACGATAATTATGTAACGAATGAGATTCTGCTGATTGAAACTCTACTGACTTAAAAGGAGTATTAGCCTTAGGTTGTTCACCCATAATAGCCTCTTGTGCCGCACCTGTACTTCTTGCGTGTGCTTCTAGTTCTTCATCCCACTTATCAAATAAAGCTATATTACGAGGGTATGTATCTACTTGCCCTATCTTCTTACCGTCTGCTACCTGAACAATCTCTAGGTTCTTCATTCCTCTAAGACCACCAGGATGATTTAGTTTAACCTGGTCATCATCTGTTTGAATGATAATCTTTGAGGCGGCGTCTAAAAGGTTCTTCTTCTGTATCTGACTATAATTAATCCATACTTGTGATTCAAATAATTCTTCTACTCCTCCACGTCCTAAAGCTCTGTTATATATTTTATCTCGTTTATTTAGTTTAAAAATGTCTTTCTTTTGTTCTCCTTTAAAAAGAGTTATTCCATTTCTCTTGCCTTCTGCATCTTTATAAAAAGCTACTATCTGTATTTGTTTAACATATTCCTTTTCTTCTCTACTGTCTGTTAAATAAGATTTAGGTAATACTCCGTGTACCTCATAAACCTTAATATCTTTACCGATTATATCTCCCTTATCTGCTCCTGCTAAATCTATTAGTTCATCTACATTCTCCCAACCTTTTTCTTCCATATCTTTAAGCTCATCAGGAGAGTATAAATGTAATATACCGAATGGACTTGATAATATATCGTTCTGATTACAAAAAGCTATATCCTGCATGTGAATAATATCTGGTTTAGCTTCGCCTATATCTTTAATTAAGACTCCACCTATATCAATCATTTCTTCTTTCTCATCATCTAAGAAAGTATCAATATCATTCTCTACTACAAATACGTCATCATGATACTTTTTAACAAGAAAAGACATAAAGTAGAGTTCTGGGTCATCTACATATAGGTTAATATCTTTAACATCTATATCCTCAGCTCTGTATTCTAAGTTTAAGATAGGTAACACAATATTCTTTACAGGTTTGTCGTCATGATTACCTGTCTTTAATCTTCCATTCTTATAAAAGATTGATGTTTGAATATGGTCTTTCATTCCCCATAGCCAATTATCAACAATATCAACTGGCATTTGATATTTAGTCTCTTCTTGTGTTATGTAGTCAAAGATATTACTTGGTTGGGGCATTTATTTTAAAAATAACATTATATTCTTAGCCATAATTTCTCTGATTGATAGCTTAGGATTAAATAATGTTTTTAATTTAGGAACATTTAAGTGTCTTGTTGTACTCTTATCTCCATACTTAACCTCTAAGATACCAGGGGAATTGATAAGCCCATTCATTTTAAGATTACCTAAAGCTTCAGCTAAAGTCTCACCTTCAGCTTTAATCTGTTCTCTGTTCTCGTCATAATAAGCACTACCTAAAGTGAGTATTACTTTGAATTTATCTTGCTGGATTTGGTTCTTCGGCATAGTTTCTTATTATTGGTAATTTATCTATGTACTCCTTACGAGTAATCATTGGTGCGAGTGATACCATTGCGTAGCGTACTGCATCCATACAGTCACTTAAATAATGGTCTGGGACTATTAAAATCTTACCTTCTCTATCTGTCTGCCATACGTAATTCCTGTAAGCCTTTATAAGATTAAGACTACGCTTAGTCATACTTATCCTTTGTGCCTGTACTACCTTAATACCCCAGTCTACGCTATCTCTGCCCTTAGTCGCTCCAGTGATGTTAACTCCATACTGACGTATCTCTTCAATACTTTTAGGCTCTGCACTATCTGCTACACATAAAGCTTTAGGTAAGTTCTTTAAAATATCAGCTATATCCTTGTTAAGATACTCTCTTTGAAAAGCTATCTCATCTAATATATATCCTTGATTGTATTTATATAAAGCAATTATAGCTGTGGGGTCTTGTGAGTAGCCAAAATCTATTCCATATCTCTCTAATCGTGCTTCATGAGGTATTTCGTCTATTATCTGCCAATCCTTATAAATCTTACCTTCTATCTCTCCTAACTGTCCTAATCCATATACGAGCCACCAATTCTTATTTTCTTTTCTTGATTCAATACTCTCTACAATTCTAGGGTCTAGTGCGTTAA